CCACCACCCCCACCCCCACACTGATAACACCGGCATCACTAACCGGGTAACCATCAATCAACTGAGGGTCACCCTGCGTTGCAATTTGACCCGGAAAACCCCGGCTCGGATGATCAAAATAATCAGTCTGCACACTACCCTGAATTGTACCTCGAAAACCACTCATTATTTACCTCCGGTTTTATATGCGTTATAAGCGCTGTAGCCTAACGAATCGTTGTTAGCCACTTTTGCTCGATCACTATTAAAAACCTCAGAGCCAGCGACCTTGGATTTAGAATTCGGTGTGAACTCACGAATGGTATTAAATACACCCTTTACAAATGACTCGTCTTTCGCAAAATCATCGCTTAATGGTTTTTTGCGAATCGCGTTAACTACATGTAGTCGCAGCTTGTGACCTCGCAGACCCTTAATAGAGTTATTTGCTTTTTCTTTATCCTCGTAAGCGTCGTTGTCAACGAGAGCATCGACTGAATTCATTTGCTCCTCAGCCATTTCCTCAGCCATATTTTCAAGCGAGTCACCTGATGTAAGCTCTTCAATGCGATCTTTTAGCTGGTTAATGACACCCATTGCTTCTGCCAATTTTTCCTCAGCATTAGTCATTTCAACCTTGGCTTCATCCGCGCTGTTCATAGCCGCTTCGATTGCCTGAGCACTTAAAGCCTCGTTGTGTACGTGCATAGCTAAAGTGCCCGTTAATACCGCCGCATCCGCATTAACTACGCGGATCGCACGCTTATCTGCCAACTCTATTGTTGTTACTTCCATCGCTTCCGCTCCATTTTGTTTATTTAAGATTCGCACTTCACGACCACCACGACCCTCACCCGGCGGCAGCAGGGTAACGTGGTTAAAGCGTATTGCATTTTGTGCAACGTCATAACCCACCCCTTCATATTCACCAGACACCACATTGTATTGCGCGGTGTAAGCACTTGATATTTCCGTAAATTCACCTGATTTGATTTTAGCAATAGCCTCAGGGTCTCTAATTGACAGATCAACTTCGAGATATGGCCCAGACCTACGTGCTTCACCCGCAACGCTACCCACCTCGTGATTCTTGCGTTCTTTATCTGCTTCGATCCACTCATGATAGCCGCCAATGACCGGCATCCCTTCGATGCTTTGCATAGCGTGCGGGTTAAATATAGCATCTGGCGGTACATTGACACTAACAACATCTGGTAGCCCATCGAGTTCCGGGTCATCACCCAATTCCTCCCGACCATACTCCATAATGCCACAACTAATCAAGCGTATCGTAATTCGCAAAAAACCATTGTCATCTATCTGCCAATCTCGACCAACTTGTGTACGCTCATAAAGCATTTTCAATCACCTTTTCTAACTCAATTATAGGTTCAGCAAAGCACCGACATTGTATTGATTCACCCGGCCCGCCGTCAGCTGGTAGTGTATCCCACCGATAAACTCGACCTTCCCGAGAAAAATGATCACCGTGAGATCGGGAAGGGTCGTTAGGCCCGCCCGGGGTGCCGGTCACCCTAATATCTTGTACCGTCCGCCAAATAAATCGCTCAATCCCGACATCCCGCTGTCTAACAGAATTTAGTGCACCGATAAATTTAGCAGTTTGGTCGCGAGCAATCAACCTAGCCCTTTGATCAGTTTGAGAGCCTAGCGCACGCAATCGATTAATTAACGAGCCTTCTTTAAAGCCCTTACCCTCAAAATTATCAAGTATTGCGCGCTGTACATTTTTAAAGTGCTCAGCGGGGATACTTGATATCAAGCTGACATTTTCGGCTAACGCTTTATCGATGACTCCAGCAACCGCATCACTTGATAATATCTCAGCACTACTAACACCCAGTGTCTTACGTAATGTTTTTTCAACTTTTCGGCGATTAGCATCATCCATTTTCGCAATGCTCGCTGCCGCTACATTAGCTGCCGCTGAATCAAACCTTAGGTTGGCTTGTCGTAATTCTGATTGCACCCTAGCTTGGATTGTGGTCATTGACTCACCCGCCGAAACCGCACGAGCTATCAACGTGGTCTGTCGCTTGAGCATCACAGTTAGTTTGAGTAATGCTTTACGATATTCAACCTCGTGTGATTTAGTAACTTTAGCCGCCGCGCCCCGCTTTGACCCTTCCCCGCCGCGTGCATCACTACCGAGAATTAGAGGCATTAGTTAGCGCTGCCAAAGTCATAATGGCCTAACACACTTAGAGCCTCAAGAGCCTGTTCAGAGGTAATCACGTCGTGTAACACTAAGTTAGTTAGCGCTGTCGAGTCCGCACCGCGGGTCGTAGCGGACTCGCTTTCAGAAGGTGACCACATTGGTGGGAATTCTATCTCAACACTCTCAGAGTCAACATCAGGCAATATAGAGGGTATTGCAACCCTTAAAAACTTTTCAAGCTGTGGGCGCAAACGCGACTCTCGACCATCATCGATCGCATTATAATAATTTTCTAAATCCGACTTACCACTAGCATTAAGCCCACCAGGTGCCTCACCTAAAAATCGGGTAGCTGGGATATCACTAGCAGCACTAATAATCTGTAAAAACTGTTGCAATAACTCAGGGACACCCCCAAATGATGCAGACCACTGATCAATATTAATTTCCTTACCGTCAATCATTGCGGCCTGGTACATGCTCATTTGATCGGTCATTGTCTGTAATGCGGCAAGGGCATCAGCACCGCCGGTTGTGCTCAGTTGCGCCTTAAGACTACCATTATTTATGAGCACTATGCTTGCGCGCTGTATTAGCTGCATAGCAGACTGTCGAGCACTCACGCTGCGTATTATATCGTCATAAATTGCAGCTAGTACTGACACACCAAAACCGTCATAACTACCTTTTATAAACCCAATATCCGTAGCCTCATTGTCAGTCAGTGGATCGCCATCAAATATTAGCAATCGACTATGATGCACTGACTGCCCGATAACGTGATAAGTTTCTGGCTTACCAAAACGTGCACTAAGTGGGTTAGTGTCATACTCAAGCTGAGATACCCTGCTGCGCGGAATAACATTAGTAAATATTAAATCACCCTTAGAAATTGCAGAGTGATTCACAGGTTTGCTTGCGTCGCCATCACTACGCAAACCCATCACAATCACCGCACCGCCGACCAGTCTCTCTAATTTAAGCGCTTGTCTAAGTGCGCGATTAAATTGTAATTTAGATAATGCTGAGGTGAGTGCACAGGCTTGGTCATCATCAAGCCCACCGTACGTCCAGCCTTTACGTAAAATGTCCTGAACCGGGATATCAACAATTTTGCGCGCTGTCCACTCTTTGTAATATAGTTCACCCCATTCGCGTGACTGTAGGCTTGCGGAGCGAGTGCGATCGAGAGGGTGTGAACTCGATCGCTGTATCCGCGCATTATTCCCATGGTCTTGAGCTTGACCTTGACCCGCGCTTGACACTACACGACTATTAGTAGCCTTTGCACGCTTGCGATTGCGACGAGACATAACTAAATATGCACCCCAAAGATTTTAAATATGAGCGGGCCACCAATCCATGACAATAGTAAAGTACCCGCAATAATCATGCCGATTTGCTTGTAACGCCAATTGTCAATCCCATTCAACCTATCGACGACTTTGTTTTGCTTAATTGTCAACGCGTTGATCTGATCTTTGAGCGATACAATAGCAACTAACTCTAAAGAGTGATTGATAGTTGTTCGTTCAACTTGCAAAAACCTAGAGTTTACGTCAACTCGCAGCTCTTTAATCTCGTTTCGCATATTGTCTAAACTATTTGCGATATTAGTCAAAGTAGCCTCAATTTGCCCAATTAGCCTGTCATTTATGTCATCAGTCATCTTGTGATTATATATCATCTAAAAAGCAATGACAAACTGGGTGCTGATAGTTAATTATAGTTTCTATTTTTAGAAACAAGTGTTATACTGCACTCACACACTAACAAACAATAGAGAGAACCAAATTATGTTAAAAAATACTAAGTTAAAAATTGAAAAGTATGCGCAAACGCTGACTCCGGGTGCTGATCGTGCACAATGCTTAACTATTGCAAACTTGATAATTGGTAATCAATCAATAGCAACAGCGCTTAAAGAAGATCATCGCAGCGCGGACGGCGCACTAAGAGCCGCAAATTTAATGAAAGATGCAGGTTGCGCGAGCGAAGAAGTTAGAAAAAAAGGATGCTACGGCACTTTCACTTTTGAAGATGGCTCTACACTCAATTAATAGTTTCTATTTTTAGAAACCAGTGTTATACTGCACTCACACACTAACAAACAATAGAGAGAATCAAATTATGAATACGGTAATAATAGATCAAAGCAAAAAGATTTTATTAAACATAAAAGAAGTGTTTATCCACTTTGATAACTCAGCCATCAACGATGATGCACAATCAACAATAAAGATTCTGCTGGGAGTGGTTGTGAATGAAAAGGTGGACAAAGATCAAGATGTGCAGGGTCTATTAAACTCAGTTTGCCGCCTGAACACTCAGCTTCAGCCATCTTTCACTGATCAACTGCAACGAAGTGTAGCGCTTTATTCTAAAGAACAGACAGACGAAACCGCAGCAATTTGCGGTTTGATTACTGCGAGAATAAACACTTTAATAATGATACTGGCAGCTAGACTTGAAACACATGCTAAAAAGTCTAATTAGATCATTGCCTGGAGAAACTTGGGATAACAAAGTGGTCGAGTGTGCACGAATTATCGGCCGGTCACGCTCAACGATTTATCAATGGTTGAGCAATAATCCACCAATACCTGCGGTCACGCTCGACGCGCTCAGGTATCGAACCGGATGTAAATAGTATTTTACTTAATGATAGACCAAGTCAACACAGCCATTGTCATTGTGTCGACTTGGTCATCATGTGTATGTGACATATCAGCCTGAAATCCTGTGCATTCATCTACAAACCCGGTGACCCATGGGGCATTTGTGGGGTCAGGCAGCCACACTTTACCCTCATAAATCGACCAACTTGCGGCTTTAACGCGTGATACTTTATCGTCACCCTGCAATTCAAAATCGCTCGGCAACCACGGGATTACCTTAATTTTAGTATATTCTTCAAGCACTTGTATAAGACTTGTACCGCTCACCTTATCTTCAATAAACATGCCAACCAGTGCGGTTCCGTGCACCAAATCCGAGTGCTTACCCCAAAACGCTTCAGCGTGTCTAACTAAATCAGGGAATGCCCAGCGGCCTCTCACCTGGTCTAACAAATACAGTCGCTTATCATCTTCGACTCCCCACAACTGAAAAACCGTAGGGTCGTTAGCATCCCTGGTTTTCATAGCTGTATCAGCAGTGATAAAAGCCAAGCGACAACGTTTCTTGACTTCTTCTAGATCGCTATAATACTGCCACCATTCCTCTTTTATAACGCTACCTGTGGGGTGGCGCGGTTCTTGCTGGTACTGTGACCAGTATGTGAATTCATCCACTTGTTCAAGTTTTTTAAGATAGTCTAATGATGCGGTCGATTCCCAAGTTGCAACATCAGAAATGCGGTCATGTCCAGGTATTTTTACCTGATACCACAATTCTGGTTCATTCGCAAGTACCCAACCTGATAAATCTTGCGGGTGGGTGCGTTGCATTATTAAAATGTAAGGTGTGTCAGTCTTATTTCGTCGATTTTGTGCGGTGCCGGTATACCAATCAATATTTTTTTTAAGCATGATCTCACTGCGCGAATCACCCGGTTTGATGGGATCATCAATCCCGAAAAAACCCGCAAACCCTTTACGCTTTTGTCCCGCACCAAAACCAGTTATAGCGCCACCAACACCCGCCGCACGCAAACCCCCACGCATGGTAGTGTGAAACTCATCCATGCGATCTGAGCGCCCCTTGTCAAGATTGGTAGCGGGGAACATCGAGCGATACCAGTCTTCACGCATTGTGTTACGAATTTTATCAGAGCTTTCTTTAGCGCGCTCTTTGACATATGCACTAAGTATATATAGTGAGTCTGGCAAGTGCCCAATCGACCATTCAACCGCCGCTTCCAGCAAATCAGTTTTACCAAATCGCGGGGGTAAATTAATAACTAAATTACGCCTACCATCGGGCAGTTTTCCGGCAATGCACAATTCGATTGCGCGACAAATAATGGTGACATGTGGTAACACTAAAAATAAACTGTTACGTGATTTGGCCTTGGCTCTCACATAGTCAACTAGTCTCAGCATTAATAATACTCTCTGCAAATTGCTCCGCTATTAATATCGGATTGTCAAGTACTGGTGGTGTGATATTTTTAATTTCGCTAATCTCTTTAAACGCCTGGACATTTATATGCTTGCCAATCAATTCCAACGCTTTAACTCGGTCATGAAGTTTAGGTATCACAATCGCCTCACCACCTATTTCTTTAATTTCATACCCCGCGATCATGCGCTGCTGTGAGTAAGTCAACTGCTGTATAGATTTAGGGTTCCCCTGCTCGTCAAATAATTGACGGATGTCACCTAGTCCGACCATCATTAACTCACGCAGCACTGTCGTCGCGGTTATGTGCAGCTCTTCAGCGACCGCAATCATCAGTGTCTGTACATAAGCTTGCAAAAGAGCATCGTCGTCAAAATGCGACATACAAGCCCTGGCTGTCGACTCACTGTAGCCACACATTTGACCCGCCCGGTAACCATTATTACACGCAACGTAAAATTGCGCCCACAGTCTCCGCCGAGGAATTATTGATAAATATTGATCATCCATACGTAGCTGACATGATATCACATATGGTCAAGCTTTGTAATTTGAGGGTGTCCAAGCTTTGCGGTTTGAGGGTGTCCAAGCTTTGCGGTTTAGAGATCGTAGCGTCAAAGATTGGACTAAAAAAGTTTAGCTAAAATTCCTAAAATTAGAGTTGAGTAGATTTTTGTCCAAGGATTGGGTCAATTAACCTCAACTAAAATTAGAGTTGAGACTTTTTGTTGCTATTTTTAGAAACCAATAATTACACTCAACTCTAATTTTAGGAATTTTAGCTAAAATTAGGGGGGTTTTTGGCCCAAAATGACTAGTTTAATTAGTAGTTCCCTAACTAATATTATGTGCTGATTTTCCTAAAATTTCTAAAATTACATATTTCAAATACATCTTATAACGTCAAAATAATGACGAAAGTCACATCACAGGGCATTTATTGCCCTGAGTACTCTAACTTACTCTAACTTTAAGTCCCATACCCAGACTTTTTTTCGCATACTCGGAGTAGCTACAGGCCGCATAGCTACTCACTTCTGTAGTGTGATTATCACACTTTTACTCTAACTTTCCGTAGATTTCTAAAAAGTTACAAGTCCCAGTCTATAATATAGCGTTATATATTGTAATATTATAGATGAGTATTATCTATATTTAGTTAGGATTTATGTATATTTATATACTTTACTTATATACTTATATTACTAATAGTTAGGGTAGTTAGGGTAAACATATAAAAAACCAGCATTTATGCGGACTGAGAAACATCTGACATATTAGATCGATAAGGGATAGTCTGTGTAAACTAAAAATGTGGTAGACTAAAAATCTTGCGAGAGAGGTGAGAAAACCATGCAGTTATACCCAGATCAAATCACCCTGGAATCCGACATTTTCAATGCTTGGAATTCAGGTGCGAAAGATGTGTTAGCAGTTCTCCCCACGGGGGGCGGGAAAACAATACTCAACGCTTCGATAATAAAAAAAATGAATGTGGCGACAGCGGTGATGGCACATCGAGTTGAGTTAGTAGTACAACTGTCGCATGCACTTGCGCAATTCGGTATCCGGCACGATCTCATTGCACCGCGGTCGGTTATCTCAACAATTACACACAATTATTATGACCCTGCAAGCGCGGTAAAAGTGGGTAGTGTCCAGACACTCAGATCACGCACACATTTGTACTCGGAATGGATCAGACAGGTGTTATTATATTGCACAGACGAGGCGCATCATTTATGCAAAAAAAACCAATGGGGGGGGTGTCGAGAGCTATTTATTAACGCTAGAGGTCTTGGTTGGACTGCCACACCCTCTAGAATGGACGGTAAGGGTCTTGGACGCCACGCAGACGGTTATTTTGATACCATGGTACAGGGTAAAACTTTAAGAGCGCTAATCGACACTGGGCGGCTTTGTGACTATCGACTCATTGCGCCACCCTCTGACATAAATCTCAATAATCTCAAAGTTGGAGCGTCGGGTGAGTACACTCCCACCACGGTCAAAGAAGAGGTTAAATCAAGTCACATAATTGGGGATATTGTCCAACATTATCTGACGTTTGCTAGTGATAAATTGGCATTTGTATTTGCTGATTGCGTCGAAAATGGTGCGAATATTGCATTAGATTTTAATCGTGCAGGAATTCGCGCTGAATTGTTGACTGCTAAGACACCGACTGTTGTGCGTGTTGAAACCCTGAAAAAGTTTAAAGCTCGCGAAATCACGGTAATTGTAAATGTGGATTTATTCGGTGAGGGTGTCGATGTCCCAGCACTTGAAGTAGTTATCATGGCTCGACCGACTAACTCGCTCAATCTCTATATCCAACAATTCGGCCGAGCATTGAGAGTATCGTCAGGGAAAACCCACGGAATTATTATCGATCACGTTAATAATTGGCAACAGCATAACTTACCGGATTCGCAGCGAGAGTGGTCGTTAGATCGCCGCGAAAAGCGAGCAAAGCATGACCAAGACCCTGATTTAATACCCTTGAGAGACTGTAGCGGCTGCTACCAGCCGTACGAAGCATACCGCACGCGCTGCCCTCATTGCAATTTAAAACCCGCACCAACACCGCGTGGTGGCCCCCAGCTCGTTGCAGGGAATTTGTTAGAATTTTCAGATGCCGTGCTGAAAAAATTACGCGGTGAGATAGAGCGCGTAGAAATGAGTGATGACCAACTTAAAGTTAAGATGTTAAGTGCGGGTGCCAGTTTGCTAGTCGCTAACAGTGCCGCTAAGTTACATAGAGAGCGTACAACGAGTCTTGATCAACTCAAACACTCAATTGCGATCTGGGGGTCACTACAACGATTAAAAGGTCTTGAAGATGCTGAAAGCTATCGACTGTTTTACCTAACGTATGGTGTAGATGTGATGACAGCGCAAACACTTAATGCAAAAGAGAGTGAGAGTTTAAATAATAAATTAATAAACAAAGCTTGCACAGTGTAAATATTGATGATAGTATCAACTCAAGATCAACAACCGACGAGAGATGATGAAATGAAATGTAGCATCGGTCAAATTTTAGCAATGACAATCAAACTAATATTAGCGAGTGTAGCATTCTGGGTGATCATTATATCAGGTGTTTTGATATCAACAGAGGCCTCAGCTTCCGAACTGTCGGTGCGCGGTGGGGTGGGGTATATACGCGCAAATGTGGTATCAAGTAATGATTGGGGTACCACCCCACCAGCTGGCTTAATAGCGCTTAAGTATACTGATGATTTATTTAAAAGTGATAAATGGGGTTATGGCGCTGAATTGATACACTTATCGAATGTATTTGAGGGTGCACCTTTTAATAACAATCGCGAAAGCAACCTGAATTATGTTGGCGTATACGTCGAATATAAATTTTGGAGTAAGTGATGAGTGATTTGAGGAATATACCCAAACTAGCAACTAATAAGCGTAGAAAACTTACAAAGCATGCATGCTTTAATCTTATACGCAAGATGATCAGAGATGAAAATACGGCGGCGCCTGACGACGATTTAGCTGACTTATATAATTATTTTATCCCGGCTTTACCTAAAAAACCAAAAACGTCTGAAGGTTGGGTCGCTTTAGCGGCGGCTGACAAATACACTCACCGGACAGCGTTGAAATATGTATATTCTAGCGGCGAATATATAGCTGCGACCGATGGTTGTCGACTGCATATGTATTTAACAGATAAATACAGCGACGGACTATATGACCACATGATGTCCCTGGTTGGGACTAGCATCTCGTACCCGGACATTGACAAGTTGCTGCTCCACGGGGCTGATGTAGAGCGTTTTCCCAGCGGCTTAGACGTCAACAGTCTAGAGTTGGTTGGGCTCAACAATAGTGGTTTTGCATATAAAATTGGGGAATGGGGATATCAAAAAAAATATCTTGACTGCGCTTTATCAGTGATGATTAATCATACGGCGATAATAGATCATAACAAGTTAATAATTAGAGATGGGTATCACGTCGCGGTTATTATGGCCGCTCGAATATAAAGCATTAGCATCAAAGCTTGCATAGTATGAGATTTGATGCTAATGTAGTGACAACATTAACTTAGGGCTACAGATTATGACTACTTATACCATCAATATGCAAAATCGCGATAACGCTGTGTTGACAGACAGTATATTTCCTGGTAGGTGATGCTGTGGACGGAGACGGGGGTGCCTACCAGATTATATTTGAGTTTCCGGCCGTGAAGGGTTGTTTAATCCTACCCAGGCCCGTTTGAGGGGTGGCCGCAATATACGACTTAGAAAACAACCAAATAGAGAGGATATGAAATGATACATATAGGCGATTTAACAGTTGAGTCAGGTGCAGATTATAGTTATATAACCGAGGTGACTGGCTATATTTATTGCAGAGGCACAGATACTAAAGCAGCGTTCCCTAAGCTTAAAAAATCGGGGGTTATTTATTGCAAAGGCGCAGATACTAAGGCAGCATTTCCCAAGCTTAAAAAGTCAGGCTATATTAATTGCAGTG